CCGTCAAAGAGTTCCATAACCATATCATCAATTTTGCTCATAGTAGTGTTTGTCGTGTGTATTGTGCAATCAAGAAAGCGTCAATGATGCCGTCGTGCGGGACGGTGCATCGTTCGTTCTTGCGCCAGTCTTCATCAGGCGCAAGTTCGTTCGCCTTACGTAAGGCGTAAATTTTTGTTTTAGACTTCGGCACTTTGCCTAACATCTTCTTCTGCCAGTCCAGTACTTGAATGGGCTTGACTTTGAGATCGCGTGACTCGCACATCCCCATAATCTTTCCGAACGAAATGCCCATAGAGCGCATGGCTTGCGAAGACTTGGCGTGTTTCAATGGCTCCTCAATCGCGATTAAGGGTTCAGTATACAGGTTAAAGATCCAGTTATAGATTGCTTTTGAATCCACTTCCCGCTTCCCTGCTCGTTGGAAAGTAGGCATCGCCAACTTGTCGATGATCGATCCGTTGTGCTTTGAAATCGCACAGAGTCCGCCGTCGAGTCCGTTGTCAATGCCGATGATCATTTATTAGTCTATCAATTCGCTAAGGTTTTTGTACTTCAGGGCGAGCCTTAGAGCAATATCGATTAACTTTTTATCAGTGTCGATCTTCTTTTTTGCGTGTATTACTGTAGTGTGATCACGGCCAAAAACTTGTCCGATTTCCGTAAGCGTACAGTCTAAGAGATTCCTCATCAGTACCATTGCCACATGGCGACCATTTGAGTTACGCGAAGATCTGTTGCGACTAAGCAGATCCTCAAGAGTGCAAGCAAATTGATCTGCTACTAATTCTAGTATCAAATCCTGATTCTTTTTATTGAAGCGTTTATCAATCATTTTTGTAGGGCATCAATAATGTCTGCGTTAACAATGACTCCGTCTCCGTGTTCAGGTATATGGATGGTATTGCCCTTACTCAGCATCTCTAAAAAATGAACCTCTCTTCCAGTGGAAGGAAAAGTTCGATAGTGTAGTCCCTCTAATACTTTTACGTCGAACGTAAATTCATCATTTAATAAATACCTCTTGACAATCGTGTGAGGATTATACTCTGGAATAGCATACTTAAACATATTAGTCGATATCAATTATTGTTGGTTTCATTTTTGTGACAGTCCCATCTCCTCTATCTGCTTTCGAGTTATTGAGGATGGAAATATCAATGTGCATTTTACTTTGGCCTCCGCCGCTTTTTGCGTTGAGACCTAAATTTCTTCGGATTAGCTGATCAAGCTCTGAAAGTTCACGAACAGTCTTCGGACCTTTTAAGTTTTTAATTGAATCTCGCAAGATTTTTATTCCAGCTGCCGCAATATAATGCTGGTACTTGTCAGCTGGAGTAGTCTGAGCTTCCGCAATATCCATCATCGCGGAGTCCTCTGCGATTCTTGCGTCATGCTTTGCCAGACGGATCGTGTCCTCTGCGTAGAATTCCAGATTATCTTCAAGATCAATTGCTAGATGATCTGTGGTATCCTCAACCGCGTCCGTTTCTTTGACACGCTCATAGCCATTTTTCATCGCGGGCATCCCGATTTTCCTGAACCAACGACGGACAGTTCCAACATGAACATTAAGTTCTTTGGCGATTGCGTTCATCTTGTAGCCCTTCGCACGCATGCCAATTGCGCGTTCCAGTACTAAATTTTCTGTTTCAGAGTCTTCGTTCATCTAGTGTTGACGCTTTGTTTAAAGTGCGTAAGATGCTTGTACAAGAAAATAATGAGTACTTTGACAGATAAAGGCAAAAAGTTGTTGGAACCGCGTATTGATCCTACAACAAAAAAGATGGACGTAGGCGGATTTTTGATTCCTCCGACTAACTTAATCACGGCATTACTCTTTGGATTTGCTAAGCACACTAGTCCAAAGGCAAAGGAATATTACTTTTGGAGGTGCTGTGATGAGCTTTGGAATGATCCAGATATGCCTGAGCCTATGATGGTTCGCCATCCTTGGGCTGAAGAGATGATCCGCGCAGCGATTAACAACAAGTATCTGGCTGTAGGAGGATCTGCTTCAAGCGGAAAGTCCCACACGTTCGCCGCATGGGGGATCATCAACTGGCTTTCTCAGCCGCAGGACACGCTAGTGATGATGACATCAACGACGTTGCGAGAGGCGCGTCGCCGTATTTGGGGTTCCGTCATCAGCTTGCTGACAGTGATTCAGGAAGCGCCGTGCAAGATTCGGGATTCGATTGGCAGCGTCGCTTACGTCAACGAGAATGGAGACCTGATTGAACGCGCAGGTCTCATGCTCATTGCAGCGGAAAAAAGCAAGACGCGTGAGGCTGTTGGAAAGTTTATCGGCATTAAGCAAAAGCGGGTCATTGTAATTGCGGACGAACTTTCTGAATTATCAGAAGCTATCCTGCATGCTGGACTTACCAACTTGTCCAAGAATCCCTCTTTCCAGATGATTGGCATGAGCAACCCCAACAGCCGCTTTGACGCCTTCGGAATTTGGGCAGAGCCGAAAAAAGGGTGGGACTCCGTTGACACGAACACGGCGGACAACTGGGCGACAAAATGGAACGGACACTATTTGAGGTTGGACGGCGAGAGATCGCCAAATATTCTGGCTGGCAGAACCATCTATCCGTGGCTCCCGACAGAGGAGAAGCTAGACGAGGATAGGGCGCTCTTAGGACAGGAGTCCAGAGGCTACATGCGGATGGTACGAGCGGTGTTTTTCGACAGCGACGAGACACAAGGCATCTACAGTGAGGCAGAACTTACGGCAAGCGGAGCCATGCGTAAAGTCGAATGGGCTGCTAACCCGATACTCGTAGCGGGATTAGATCCTGCGTTTACAAATGGGGGAGACAGGACGATTTTGTACACAGCCAAAGTTGGCTACAATAAAGGAGGTCACTACGTTTTTGAGTTGGATGAAGCAATCCACTTGAATGACGATGCGACGAACAAGGCCGTTCCTAGAACGTACCAGATCGTGCGCCAGATCAAGGAACACTGCCAGCGCAGGAACATCTTGCCTGAGAATCTCGCGGTCGATGCTACGGGCGCAGGAGCGCCCTTCTGTGACGTTCTGGCGGGCGAGTGGTCTCCGTCGATCTTTCGCGTCAGCTTCGGCGGCAAGCCGTCTGACAAGCGCGTCAGCGCCAACAGCAAGTTAACGGGCGAAGAGCTGTACACCAATAGGGTTTCCGAACTCTGGTTCGTCGGCAAGGAATTGATGAGGACGAAGCAGTTATTCGGAATCTCCGCAGATCTTGCACAGGAGATTTGCTCACGTAATTACGATTTAATTAAGGGTGGTTCACTAAAAGTTAAGATCGAATCAAAGCCAGAGTTCAAGTCACGCTTCGGAAAGTCGCCCGACTTAGCCGATGCGGCATTCCTCGCACTGGACTGCGCTCGTCAACGCTTAGGGCTAGTGGCGATGGAGCCACCGAACGATGTAACGGATGCGGGATTCAGGAGACAGGTTACGATTAGGTCTTTGAGCAACGCCTTAAGTTCAGATACAATAGATTGAGTAAGGTCTTTTTCAGATTAGGAAATAAAAACTCTCTTATAAACATATGCTCCTCATTACGCCTCGCTTAATGAGATGACTATTCTAAATAGAAAGTTTTTATATCTTATAAGCAAAATTATTGACAGAATTGACATTACGTTCTTTCGTGATAATATTTAACTTTATGGCAGAACAACGCTTTAAGAGATTGCCGTCTGGCAAGATTCAGTACATGGGAGAGACTTATGCTGGCGTCAACAAACCAAAAAGAGCGCCCACCAGTTCCGACAAGAAGTTCGTTGTCTTGGGAAAACAAGGAGACAAAGTCAAAAAAGTTTCGTTTGGCGCTAAAGGCTACGAAGATTATACGCAACACAAAGACCCCAAACGCCGTACTAATTTTAGGTCTAGGATGAATTGCGACACGGCAAAGGATAAAACTACTGCAAGATATTGGGCTTGCCAATACTTGTGGTGATATTGTGTTGACATTTTTAAACTAGTAACGTAGTTTTATCTATGGCTGCTGGCGATCAATACAACAAGACTACTTTGGGGACGAGTGCTGGGAAGACCAATATGAGTCGCCCAATGGGATCGAGCGGATCGCCTATCAAGAAAGGCAGCGACCCATCCTTTGGCCAAATCGCAACAGGAATCATGAGTCGTGCAAAACAAAACGAGGCTATTACAGAGGAAGAGAAACGCTTAGCAGACGATCTTAAACAGGCTAGAATTGATGCGTTTAAAAGCCAAGCTGAAAAAGATAAACCTGTAAACGGATTGGTGGGGTCTAGCCCTCCACCTGCTGCAACAACAAGTATGTTTGCCGAATTGACTAAGCCGTTTCCCGTTCCAGAAGGAGGTGGCGTAGCCATGAGTGTCGGCGACGGATCAACTGCTGCAAATAATTACACGTCTCAACCGCGCCGCGAAGAGACCGCCCGCCCACAATCTCCGAGTTATGCTTCTGATCCTGTACTTCCACCTGTACCTGCGACGCGCCCTGCGGAACCACCTAGTATGATCGGAGGAAGACTCGCTAGTGATGTTCTTAAAGAGATGCGACAGTCAGCATCTGAAAGAGATGTTCTTAATGATGTGCAACGTGCAGCTGCTGAAAGAGCAAAAGCTTACGATCCTGTTAAAGAATACGAAGACTCTTTAAAAGATTATCGAGCTAGTTTTAATTCTGGCGATAGTGATCAAACTTTTACTGACAAGAAAAATAAGCCACAAAAAATATATGATGCTGCGTCTTCGTTAGATCAAGCCAAGATAATTTCAGGCACACTCAAGCGTGCCGCTCCGCTAGCACAGAGGGATTCTGCTCTTCTACGGGATGCCCAACAAGACCAACAAAAACAAAGAGACACAGTTCCAAATAAAGCTAAGAACCCTAAACGATCAGCTTTTAGAAAATAAATAACATGGGAACTGCACGCGCTGGATTTTCTTATGATTCTGATATCGCGCCGATGCGCGGCGATAACTTCGGAGGCGACTTTGAAAGGCGACAACAATTAGCTCGCGAAGAGAACGCGGTACAAATTGAGCAGATTAAAGCCGCAGCGGAGAATCAAGCCCGCACAGGCGCACTTGAATTTGAGCGTGCAAAGCTGGCACTTGAAGCCGCTAGACGCGAATCTCAACAACAACTTGATGCCACTAGACTGATGCCAGAAATCTCTAATAAGATTTCTGGTATTATGAATGATCCAGCTAAAGATTCTAATACACGATTGATGGAGATCGAGACAGCTCGCCAACAATATGGTACTATGGTAGTACAGAATCCAACACTCAATAACTTGTTTAATTCTGCTCAGACTATTGTCACTTCTAAAAGTGATCAGGACAAGCAACGCGATGTCCTCGCAATGGACTTTGTTGGAAGGGGTGATACTGAAGCCATCAAAAGTCTTTACGGTGGTAACATCACGGCTGGCTCTGCCAAAATGTTTTATGATACAGCCACTAAAGTTAGTGAAAGCCTTATGGCTAAGGGCGCGACAGAGACCGAACAGCGTCGAGGAGCTAGTGCATATACTTTAGATCTAGATTCGATTAAGGGCTACGAGTCTACACTTAGTAGCATGAAGCCTAAGGCACTCACAGATGAAGAGACGCAAGATCTAGTAAGAACAAAAGGTCCAGAGGCTCTTGCTAATATTAAGCCAGAGTTAAGTGCCTACGATAAGATTGAACTTAGAGAAATGTATATAGATCTTAATCCAGAACTGGATACAGATCAGGGGCGAGCTGCATTAGACTCTAAGCCCGCTGAGATGCTGTACGGAGATACTTTAAAATCCCTTAAACAAAAAAGAAGGAAGTTAACTTCTGGCGCTGGTGCTGCTGGCGCTGGCGCTGTTGGTACTGGTTCACCACGTTCAAAATTCACCGAATAATACAACACAACACTTAGACTAAACATATGTCCGAAATCGACGACCTCCTGAGCGAGGCAAAGAAGAAACAACAATTAGATATTCAACCTTATTCTGTATGGTCAGAGTCTAATAAAATTGATGATCCACTTGAAAGCCGCAAAGTTTTTGGGGATTATATGCGGACATCCTACATTAACAGTGGGCTTTATAATAAAGATGTAGAAACAGAAATTCGACAAGGCTTATATGATTCAGTTGTAGAAGCTAAGTTAGTTGATGTTAAAGACGAAAACCATCAACAGCGTCTTTTTGCCAGCAATGCTGTTCCGCTTGATGTAAAGGTAAGCGATGCGTTGGGAACGCTTAATGAGAAGTCTCCTGACTACGAAGAGATTGTAAAATACAAAAACCTTAGTGAGCAACTTGCCGCTAACCCTGAGGATGAAGCACTCAAAGTTACTGTAGGCGAGGCGCAATACGCTGCTGAAATTGCTGCCGACCGTAGCCGCAACGACGTTCTACGCACGCAAATTAAGAACAACCAAATTCCTTTTGCTAAGATCGTTAATCCTGATGGCACTAGCGAAGTACTTACTAGCGATCTTGCTGCAAAGATGCCATTGCTTGAAGCTATCTCAGCTTCTAAAAAGGCTGGAGCTGGAATCGAACTCTCTGATGCGCTAGACGCACAATACCAATTATCTACTCCACAAGGCTTAAAGCTTCCCGTCTATAAGACGAAGCGTATTTCAGAAGCCGCTGCTATGATTGACGCTTTAACAAAATCTGATGATAATGTTAAAGCAAGTATTGAAAGCGTTGCACAATATCTTGCTCATCAAGAATACGGATATGGGGAATTCTTATCCGAATCCTTTACCAATGCTGGACAAGTCATTACCGATGTTGTCGGCGAGGCTTTGGGTCGCGGTGAGGATATTGCAAAGCGCAAAAAATTTGATGCGAAGGTCGAAGCAGAATCTAAAAAAGGTTTTGCAGGTAGCGTTGATTCAATTACGCAGAAGCTTAATTCAAGCGGCGCAGTAACTGAAGGAGACGCTTTTACTTTTGACGAAGTAACTAGCGCACTCACGGAGCTTTCCCTCAACAAGGCTAGTACGAATGGCTACTTCAAATTCTACGACGGCGAGGACATGGGAAAAAATGTTCGTAACTACGGCTTAGGACTTCCTCAAGTATCTGCATCTGTAATGGGGAACAAGGAACTCTTTGATCAAGTCCTTTCAAAAAGAGAAGATATCTCTGCCGATACGAAAGCTCAAATGGAGGCTTACCGTCAAGTCTTCGTTAAAGACCAGTTCCAGAACTTTAATGAACTCTTACAGCGTACTAGCGTCGGAGAAGACTGGCTAGATGAGCTACACAAAGGTCGTGTCAAAGGACAAGAGGATTCAAAGACGCTTGAAAAATTTTTAGGTGATGATGCCAATTACGGTGAGTTCTCCGAAAGAGCAGCTGGAGTAGGCTGGTCTATAGTTAACGGCTTCGGACAATTGTTAGCAGCCGTACCCGCTGGATTGGGCATGGAGTCTGCACAAAACTATCTATCCAATGTGGCTCAAGAGTCATCTGATAGACAAGAATTAGGAAAGTTGTTCGGCGTCAAAATGGGCATAGGTCAGGAGATTTCTGAAGCCGTTGCTCCGATGCTAATTGATATGGCTGCTACAACTTTGTTAGCTGCGGCAACTGCGCCAGCTTTTGGAGTTGGCGGAGCGGTGTATCTCTCTGCTAAACAAGGTGCTAGACTAACTGTTAAAGGTCTTGTTAAAGGTTTAGTTAGTTCATCGTTGCGGCCTATTGCGGGAGAGTTAGCAGAAGACGCTGCACTAAGGCTCGTAGCGTCGGGCCTTGTTAAACAGTCTATTAAGGATACTGGAACTCAAGGCGCGATGGCTGTGATCAACGGCTATAGTAAAGTAATCGCCTCAAGACTTGTCGTTGTTCCTGCAACCTTTATCCCTGCGGCTACGCGTTCAATGGGTTCTACGTATGGCACATTGTTCAACACGCTTAGTAAAGATCCAACGATTACAAAAGAAGAAGCGCATGACCGCGCATTAGGCGGGGCATTAACCAGTGGAATGCTAACAGGCATCATCACTTCTTCGTTTGCAGCGCTCGGACGCGGCGGTCTCGATAACGCACTAACTAGTGGACTGTCGATGCGGGAAATGAAGACAATCTTCAGTCGCCTACTTAATTCAACTGATGAGATTTCTGATAAAGTCTTCGGCGAAGTTATCAAGTCATCTCTTAAAACCACATTCAAAAATTATGGCTACAAGAGCTTAGGCAAAGAAATCACTAAGGCAGCAACAGACGAAGGTCTTGAGGAAGGACTCAACCAGTTTCTCGATTCGTTCATTATAGATGCTAGCCTTAATCAAAACACGCCTATGATAGAAAGGCTTAATCAGTCTTTCCACGCTTTCGTAATAGGCGGCGTTATGGGGTCAGCTGTACCCGCTATTAAAAGCCAGCTTCCCTCTTTCAGCAAAGATGCTCGTAATGTACAGGCAAGAAATCTTGAGGCAAAAGCCTTTGAAGATATTGCAGATAGACTTAATAAATCAGGCAGTCCTTTGACTGCTGGAATAGTCCAGCAGTTACTGACTGGCTCAGTAAGGCGGCGCGAGTTTATTGCCAATAGAATTCAAGAAGGTAAGAAGGCTTCTGATGCTACCGCTGCTGCCTCCACTGAATTAGTAAATGCTACTAAGAGACTTCAGACTGACTATGATCTTGCCAACAAAACTGACGCTGAACTTTCTCAACTCCCCGATGAAGAGCAACGTATCGCCGCTAGTAACGAGCGAGTTGAAGCAGCCCGTAGAGTATTCGGCGCGTTGCAGATAGGCGACACTGTTGTAGACGAAGCGGGAACTGTAAAAACAATTTCTAATATTGATCACGTTGGCAACACTATCGTGTTTGATGGTTCCGTAGATGTGGTTCCTGATGCCCATACATTATTTGCTTCTTCAACTACAACTGTTGAGGGCGAAGCTCCGATTCCTGTTAAAGGACTTAAGCCGTCTAGACTCGAAACTGTTGCTCCAGTATCCGAAGAAGAAAATCAAGCTGAAGTAAACGAAGTCATCAAGGGTCTCGCTAACGTGACGCCCGAAGCCGTTGACGAACTGATGCCACTTGTCCGTCCAGAAGAAATTAAAGGTTCTTGGCAAATGGATATCGGAATGTATACGCCACAAGAGTATACATCGTTAACTGGCGAGGGCGGAGGCACTTTAACAATCAATGTTAGAAGTCCAGAATTAGGTCAAATTAGACCTATGATGGAGCGGATCGGATTGAACTTCAATGACGTACTCCAATCCGAACTTAGCATAGGTGCATCAAGACCGACACTAATTCCAAAGGTTGCTCTTCCAGATACTAATACGGACACGCCTTTGATCGAAGCGTCTGCCGAACAATTTGCTGGAGAACAGCCAATGAAAGAGGCAGAGGCTGGAGCCTTTAACCGCATCCTGCGAATTGGATACCCGATCTCGTTTCAGGCGAGCGCACGATATGGAATGCCTTCCAGAAATATTTCTGCGAAAGCAACAGGGGTCAAGTCCTACTACTCCAACAAGTCGAACGAACTCGCTAGTCTCGTTTACTCAAACTTCCCGCTTACACAGACTGCTGTCCCTACGGGCGGCAAGCCTTATGTAAGCCAACGTAAAATTACTTATGTCGATCCTGTCAGTGGCAAACGAGTTTCAAATCAAATTACTGGCGCTGTCGATTCCAATGGAGCTGGCGTCTTCAATAATGATCCAGTTCTCATTGCTGAGATGCTACGTGACGGAGTGCCTATCCGCATTCCTTCCAGCTTTAAAGGACAAAGAAACCCATCCTTTGTAGTCCGCAACAGACGGGTAGTAGATGTGTTAGGTCCGCGTCCAGACGGAAAAGCAGGACTTATCTCGATGACTGCGCCGATTGAGAGTGCGCTTACAAGCGAGCCTGACTACCAATCTTTGAACGAAGCCGCCAATCTCGCTTCGTTATTCCTTGAGGATACCAATCGAGAGAGGGATATTGCAACTGGCGCACAAGTTATAGATCCGTCAGGAAAAATTACTAATATCGGTGGACAACCTACTACCGTAGGAGAAGTCATCGAAGGCTTTAACTTATTCATGGCGACGGCGCTTTCACCTGAAGCTCAAGAGGGCATGCGGGTAGGAGGCATTAACAATGAGCGCAGAGCATACGCCAACAAAGTTCTCCGCGAGTTCCTCAAGCTACGCAATGGGGCGCAACTTGAAATAGGTTTCTTTGAGACTGCGTTGCAAGCGTTGCATACGGAGTATCTATATCACGTAAACCTATTTGAAATTCGTTCAAGCTTTATCGCTTCTGGTGTTGCAGTGGCAACGCCGACTGGATTCAAGATCGATCCTGCGAAATCTAAAACAGCTGTAAAACAATTCAACAGTCGCCTCAAGGCCGACAAGAAGACCACGATTGCTGAAAGGCTTTCTCCGTTTGTTGATACAAACGCCGCTGCAATAAGGGACAATCCTGATAAAGTAATCTTGAGCTTTATCAATTCAATGGTTTTAAACAACCGTCGTTTTGAAGGCAACACAATGCCGACTATCGATCAGTTGTCAGAGACCATCAAAGGTCGATACGCAGAGCAACAAGAGACCCGCCGCATTGAAGAAAAGGTCAAAGCCACAATGTCGATGGACCCATTGATCATGGATCAAATTGAATTTGAGTCCGTATCAAATGAGTCGATGCATATCGGTGAGCCGTCCATCATGGGTTCTGAAAGGATGACGGGCAAAGAAGTTTCAGCAATCTTAAAACTGGCTGAGTTTAACGCCATCAATTCAATTGATGAAGATGCTAATTTGCGCGATGCACTCAACGATCTTCTATTTCAGTCAGTCTACGCAAACCCTTCGCCGACTCAAGTTACTCGCGTAACTGGAATGACAACGGCGGATGCTTTCGGTACGCTTTCAAACTGGATTGCTAAAGGAAATTTCAACAGTCCAGAAATACTTAAATTTGAAAAGAGCCTTCGCTCTGGAGAATTTGTATCTGGCAACGACTTGCGCTCCGCTCTTACACTAGCTCGCCTTACTTCACGCGCTAGCGATTTTGCCAATCCAACAGAGGATGCAGAATACGTGGCCGCCGTGCGCTCAGAACTTAGTAGCTCCTTAGGAAGAACGGTAACAAAGGAACACGCTAAGAGCTTTATCCAAGCAATTGATAAATCAATTAAGAAGCGCATGTCTCGCTCGTACATTACGATAGCGCAAGTACAAGCTGCTAATGAGCTAAATAGCAAGCAAGCTGCGCGGCTTGCACTTGTTTCGGGAGACCCGCAATCAGTTATTGATGCGCTTAAAGTTATTGCTAAGTCCACCAAAAAAGAGGATGCCGCGCATCGACTCGTTGCGGAACTACTTCTTGAAGATCCTAACTTTATCAAGTCGATTAAGTTTGAGATTGGAGAAGCAAACCACTCCTTTGCTGGCGAGTATAACAAGCTACGTGACGGTACACATAGTGTGTTCCTTAATCTTAATGGATTTAATGGTCGCGGACTTACTAATGTACTCCTTGAGGAGTACGTACACGCGTTCATCTCAGACACGATTACTAAGCCAGATAAAGCTCTTTCAGAATCTCAAAGGCTAGCCCTTAAACGGCTAAACGGTTTGATGGAACTTGTTCGCAAGCAAGCAAAGATCGACAACATCACTGATCCGTCGCTCCTTGATGGGCTTGATAATCTCGACGAGTTCGTTGCAAACTTCCTGCTCTCTAAAAACTTTCAGGCTTTAATTAAGCTTACCACTTCGCCCACAGGACAACGCGGATTCTTTGCTCGCATCGTCGATGCGATGGTTAACCTTTTCCGTAGGGTAACGACGAAAGAGAAAGACGCATACACGCAAGCCTTTCAAGACATCATTGAACTTAGCCGTTCAGCAATGCCTTCGGAGCGTAACACTACAGCTGGCTTGTTTGCTTCAGTTGCAGAGGACGCATCCGATATGTTGAATCGCGCTGTTGATGCACGCGAATCTCTTCCGTCCGAATTTTATCAAGGCGTGAATTGGGGTCGCCGACCTGATCGATACCAATACACTACGTCAGCTGAAGAAGCTGAAGCGGCTGCTATAGAAGAGCAAAAACTAATACAGGAAGAGCTTCAACGGCAAGCAGATGCAGCAGTTGAAGAAGCTCAAAAGGCTCTTGTAGAAGAGCAACAAAAGATTACGGAAGAGAATGTTCCTGAGTCTCCTACCGAAGCTACTAAAGCGCAGCTTAAAAAGGCTCGCGACTTAATGGCTTTTATCAGGTCTATTATTCCAGCAGAAGTTCGACTTAAGTTCGTTACTAATAAAGAGGCAATTAACTTGATAGGCACTGAAGGCACATACCTTGCTTTCGCGACAGGAGATAAAGTTACTGTTAATCTAAATAAGATGATGGAACTAGTTGAGGGTCTTGATATGCTCTCATCTGGAATGATTGTAGAAGCTATCATCTCAGAAGAGTTGGGACACGTTGCTGCTTTCAACTCACTACCACAGTCGTCGATTGACCAGATTGCTAACTCGTTTACCCAATTTGAACTAGACAGTATTGCAGATTCTTATTATG